TCTTGTTGGAGAGGGGGAACGGCTTGGACTTGACCTCCCAAGCGCGGGCTGCGACGTAGTTTTTGTTCTGCATCGCACGGGCCTTATTGGTTGGGGCGGAGTCCAGAACGTCAGAGTCGGGGATGAGCAGTGCCCTGCCTGCCGTGTTAGATCCAACGAGAGGGATGTAGTGCATTTCAAGCTTCTTGAATTTGTACTTGTCCCAGGCGTTTGCGATCTGGCTGAGCCAGGGGAAGAGTGTGGTGTTCGCTGGGTTGACGAAGAGGGAGTGGATGACCTCGAAGTCCGTGCCCGTAGAAACCGCATCGGCAACGTACTCGCGATGTTTGACGCACATACTGCCGTCACTTCTACGAGAGATGCTAGCTGCTGCCCCATCGACGTTCGGGGCGTATGCTGCTGCCACTTGCTTTGGCATGCGTGCCTTCTTAAGCTTTGGTCGTTTTGCCATGAGAAGATTACGCTAGGGCTCGCTGTTTGAATGTCGCAACCGAGGGGACGGGGTCGCTACCCGTGTTAACAGCTGACCCCCCGGTCTTGCTTAGCATATTATGGCGTCCCCGTCGACGCATATGCCAGCGACAATTGGTACAGTGACACGCCGGATTGGACCACAAAATGTAGCCTCCGTCCGGACCTGTTCCCTACAGGTCAACTGCACTTTTTCGGCTAATGCTTCTCTAGCCTCACTGGATGGTTTGCAGCCATCCCAGTCCCCAATCCCCGCCCTCCAACGCGTGTCATCGGTGTGAATTTCGTCGGTGTTCTCGAGTTGCTCGAGCACCCATTCACACAATGGTCCGATGATCGGTGTGCCGCCATCGGTGGACAAATAACTCAGAGCCTTGGCTTTGAGCAGTCCACGCATGGCTTGCGCGTGCGTGAGTCCATTCACACGTTCAACTTTCGTGAGATGGAACTTCTTCAGTGTGCGTGTGACGTCACACATTGAACGCAGCGCGTCTGACTGCATGTAGAAATGCCTTCCGCAAAATTCCAATCCGTTCACAGTTTCCCCAATCACAATCTTGGGTACCATGCCGAATTGACTATAGCAGTCAGAGCTTGGCGGTCGTTTGCCGAATGCGATC